AAATATCTTTTTATAGATATTATTCTTAACTATAAGAGTAAAAACAGCAACACTATTTAATTTTTTGTTGTGTAAAATAGAGCAAAACGAACAGAATTTTAAAATTTCATATTCTGTTTCATCCTTTGTTATACTGTCCAGAGGATTATCTACGACTGCTTGTTCTAAAGCTCCAATTACTCCGGACATATTAGCCTGAAAGAGGGGTTAATTGTTTACTAAATTCCATGAATTTTTCTGAAATTCTGCCTCCAGCAGCATATTCATGACCACCGCCACTGCAAAGAAATTCTGCAAGTTTAGCTAAATTTACATTACAGGTTTTTTTCTTTCTAAATGAAACGTGGGAACTATCTGTATTGACAAAAAACACAATGTCTGAATTATATGTTTTAAGAAGATGGTCGCAAACATCATTAACAAAACGTGTACCCATAGTACCTGTTACGAGTAAATTTTGTTTGCTAATAGAAACAGTGCCCGAATATACCTGTAAATTAGATATAGCTGCGTCTCTGCCAGTAGTGTACTCTTTAATAATGTTTGTTTCTTGTACGGTAAACCCGGTAAAACCATTATAGAAGCGTTCTAAAAATTTATGGGCTTTACTCTTACCTAAACTCTTTTGAGAGTTAGAAAAAGCACAATTAAGATTATATGATTCAGCTAGTTTAAAAGTGTAACTATCATAATCATTAGCAAGAGCAATTAAATATTTTTGCTCGTTGGTAAGTTTAGTAAGCTTGTCTTTAAAATGCAAATAAAGTAATTTTGCACAAGATGTGGTTATAGTTACATTAGTGTTTGCATTTTTATATTTGCTTACATCATGTGTTTCGTGATGATCTATTATAATAGACTTTTTGTTATCAATTAAATCTGAACTCGTACTTGTATCTAGATCTAAGAAGTATACCGCATCATAATTTTCTATACTATTTTCAGCAGCCCAGAGTAAAAATTCTTTTCTAAAATTTGAAACCGTGACGGTCTGAAATTTTATATCGCCAGGGTTAGCTTTAAATGCCCAGTGCAAAACTAAAAGACTAGCTGCTCCGTCTAAATCAGAGTCAGTAAAAACAAATATCTTTTTTGGATCCACTTCAGTATTTAACTAGTTATGAAAGTTTTTCCAGTTTTGCTTCTAAATTTGATATTTCATTTGAGTCTTCGCCGTTCTTAGTTAATCCTATATAGTCTTTTTCTTCAGAAAGAGAAAGAGTAGTATAATCAATTCTCATTGCAGTTGCCCCGTGTTTAGGTCCTAAGCGGTTCTTAATACCTCCGACTTTAATAATCCCTAATTCTTGATCGCCTTCTTCTTGATGAATAGACCACACCACATCAGCAGTAAATGCTACCCCTAGAGATTCTGAAACTGTATCTAGGCTTGGATTCTCCATACCCTCTCTGTTAGTCTGAATAGCGCTTACTACAGGCATATTAAAGTAATATGACAATGCTCTTAGCTCTTCTGCCGCTGCTTTTCCTTGAGAGTATGAATTATCCCCGTCGTTGGATTTAATAAGACCTAAATAATCAATAACTAGCACTTCAGGTTTTATTCCAGCCTTTACAAGAGACTCAATGTAAGCCTTTATACCCCCTACAGTGACACTCTTAGGTGGAAATTCTTTAATAATAAGTTTGCGTTTATGGGTATCTACATTGTCCTTAAAAAACGCCTCTAAAGAAGATGTTTGTTCTTGTATATTATTAATAGGTATCTTTGAAAGGTGACTACTAATTCTTTTAGCATACATCATTTCAGGCATTTCTAGAGAAATTAATACAGTGGTAAGACCTCTTTGAGCCATGTTGCTAGCTACGTTACCTAGAAATATACTCTTACCTACGTTGGTAGGACCTAAGAATAAATATAAAGCTCGGCCGTTTTTCATTAGCCCTCCGCCAATTTTGCTATCTATAAAATTCCAGCCTGTAGGTATAACTTCATTCTGTACGCTTAGCTCTCTAATTACTTTCTCATAGTCTCCATAGAAATCTAACCCTATATCGTTAACTAGAGTAATATTACAAGCCCGTTCAAACCAAGTTAAGAACTTCCCGTAATCGGAGCGCTCATTAGTTACATCATCTACAATTTTTAGAACGGTATTGTAAACTGCTCTCTCTTTAAAGAAAATTTCTGTATTAGCAATAAGTTCATCAATGTTAACATTAGTATCGTACTGTTTATAGGTAGTTACAGTTTCTTTAAATAGCTTAAGATCTTCTTCTTTTGATAAATAAGTTTTTATTTCGGTAAGAGTAGGTAGAGCTCTACGTTTACCAAAAAAATCTTTAATAATCGTAATAACAAGCTTATTACCTGTATTCTTAAAGTTTTCCGGGTTTAAATGATCATAAACCAGAGAAGCGTAATACGAATTAGTTAAACATTGACATGCAACAATGTTTTCAAAGAAATCAGTATTAACCCGAAGCTTTTCTTTCTTCATACGTTTATTATATAGTAAAAACTAAAAAAGCTAAGGTTTCCCTTAGCTTTTTATTTTACTCTTCTTTCGGTTCGCTTTCAGTTTCTGGTTCAGGTATAAAGTCGGATCCTCGGCCGTAGCAGACTTTTTGTTTCAAAGTCTCTTCAAGTAGCGGGAGAGCTTTTTTATCCCAAAACTCGGTATCATTTTCCCAATTTTTTCTATAACCTATCTTTTCAGTACCGAGCATATATGACTTGTCTCCTGTAACAACCCCCATAGCAATCGCCATATCAGCAAGACCTGCATAACGAGTCAAACCGGTACGGAAATTATTATAGAGTTCAGCCTTGAGAAACGGAGGTACAAAACGATTTTTAACCGTCATTGCAGATAGAGTAACACCGCTTACATTATGTGCTACGCCAATAGCTTCCTGATCTTCGTTTTTATCTATCTTTTCATTACGTGTTGCAAGCTGCACAAGTAGAGACGCAAGATAAATAGGGCCAGAGCCACCGGACTGCTTTTTAACCAATTCTGGATAAAGAGACGTAGGATTATCGTAGATATGGTTTGTAAACAATATAGGCACTCTAGCTTTAGCAGCTTTAAAAGTAAGTGCGCGCATCATAGATTTCATTGCCTTAGCTTTGGTACCCATGTCTGCAGCATCTTTACCTTCTGATACATCTCGCAATTCTTTAGCGCTAGCAAGATTACCTAAACTATCGATAGCGATAATTACTTTGAGATTAGGATCGTTTGCCGCAATAATTTTATCGAGAAACGTAGCAACTTGATTACGGCAATCTTCCACGGTTTCAACAGGATAATATTTAACCCTCTTAGAATCAATACCAACACCTTCAGCGGACTGACGGTCAACCGCAGCTTCGGTATCCCAAATAGCCGCAAAATAGCCTTTCTTTTGCGCATTGGCGATGATTTTGTTAATAATAAGTGTTTTTCCAGCGCCAGAAGGACCAGAAAAACCGGTAATCCTACCAACAGGCACCCCGCCATAAACTGAACCGGAGAAAATGGCGTTAAGAGCATAAGATCCAGTATCAATCCAATCGCTAACAATCGATAAAGAATTTTCCTCTGAAAGCAAAGACGCATCAGCATTTAATGCATCTACAGCCTCAAAGATATCTTTGAGGCTAGAAGCTTTAGTTTCTTCGTTATTGCTTTTACGGGCCATATTAGTTGTTTTCGTCAGCGTCGAAAAGCTTGATAGTAGGAGCAGGCTCGTTCTTAACTACTTTAAACATTTCGTTGTACTGAAGAACCAGATTAGCTTCAAGATCGAGATCTTCAGTGGTAGCAATTGCAGACTTACTATAAGTCCAGGTAGGGAATACATCTCTATCTTTTAGAAACTCTCTAAAAATAACAGGATATAGTTGCACTTGAAGTTTTTTCTCAGGTGTAGGGCTTACGTTAAGGATAGCCGGCTTGGTAACAGTAATACTTGTACCGTTATCGGAAACAAGCGTAGCTACAATAGTACGCTGAATATTATCAAGAAATACAATAATTTTATTGTCCATATAGTTATATTATAATGTTTTTAATTATTATCAAGTTATTGACGTAGAAACTTAAAGTAAGGTGACTTGGGGTTAATAAGATTACTATCAAGCAAACTTTTCTTATTAGCGCGAGTTGGAACAATGTCCCACCCGCCGCGGCGAGCGTAGAAGCAAGTTACAAGAAGTTCCTTAGGCTGCAATACATCCCAGAGACGCTTATAAGCCGCTTCACAAATTTCTTCATGGAAGTGACATTCGTTGCGGAACGAAACAATCCACTTAAGAAGAGAGTTAGCAGTTACTTGCTTCTTACCCTTATAATAGATATAGATGTCTCCTGAATCAGGTTGCTTAGTAATCTTACAGTTAGAACGGAGCAAAGCGCTTCTGTAATAAGCCTGAAAAGTAGACTTACCCTCAAACACCTCTAGCAAATCAGGGGTCTCATTAAATACATCAAACTTTGTGTCTTGAGCATTAGTAATCTCTTCTAGAGTCTCCCATGGTTTGTATTGAGAGGTATATTCTTCTTCCCACTTATCGGCTGCATCAACATATTCTCCTTTAAGAATACTATCTAGTACTTGCGAATATAGTTCAACTTTTACGTTAGTCTCAAGAAGCTTGCTGAGATCTTTCTCGGCAGTAGCCTTAATGTTCTTAAGTACATCCTTAACAGTTTTACCCATGGGCTGCATGTTAAACCCGTTCCAGTACAGTTTCATTGACTTAGACTCAACGATGTACGGGTTAGTTGCAGTATATACGACCTTAGCTACACATGCGACGGGAAGACCGTTTTCGGTCATTGCGCTACACTCATAACCATTCCAGATATCATACCCTACAAAAGGAAGATCGTCGTTCTGAATATTCAGATACGAACGATTACGTTGACGCTCTTCTCGTACGAGAATATCAGGCGTGTAGGTAGTCGGGGAATCTACTCTTTGTCCGAGTACTTTATCAATATTATTAGTGTTCATTGAAAATCTTTTTTAATTTCGTTAATTACTGTTTCTACTCGCTCTTGTACAGAACCCATTACAAATTTAAACTTATCAGATGGCATAGAGTTATGCTTATTGTAAAAATCAAACTGCTTCACTACACCATCGAAGAATTCTTTATTTGTGCTTCGCGTACCGTCGTCTTCTAAATCTAATTCAGGTACAACATAAAAAATTCTATCATACATCTTAATGACGTCTCTATAAACTTCTACAGCAGCTTCATATACTTCTTTCTTAACTTGCTCTTTTTCGTAAAAATAACCTGTATATGCAATGCCGTCTAGTACACCACGATCTAAGATCCAATTACCCGGCGATGTAGCATATTCTAGATGTCTTGCCATAACTAGATATTGCGTTAAAGATGTACCGTTTTCATTAATAGGAATATTCAGATCTTTTAATCCTCTTGTAAGATTAGTACGAAAAGAAAAATGACATTCACTTGTCAAGAAAGATTCTTTCTTAAGGGCATTAACTAAAGTAGTCTTGCCTTGTGAATGCGCGCCACAAATACATGCTTTGTAATTATTTCGCATAAGAATTATTCAGTATAATACGATTTTTAATAAACTCAACCCAGTTTTCAATTGCTAAAGTATGCAACTTAGCAATATACATATCTAAGCTTTCAAACTCACAATAGATATCCTTACTAAAAAATTGTCTTTCAGATACAATTTTACCTGCATCTACTTCAGGTATAACTTCATGTATAACATGTCCGTGTAACTTATAGGGAGTGTCTGCATGTCTCCACCATACTTTTTTCTGAGGGTCTTTACCTTTAAGTTCCGGAAATTTAGTAATAAGTCCTGGATGTCCATTATAAATTCTGTACCGACCGCATATATCAGAAGGTAAAATACGCAAAAATCCATGCAAAGTTACCATGTCTGCGCGTCGAATAGATTCCTTATATTCTTCAATTGTGGGTTTTTGCGGGATAAAAATAAAACGATCAAAAGCGCACTCTAAAAGTTTAGGGTTAATTTTATCCAGATCTTCTAGAGGTTTGTTGGTAATAATTGCATCCGGAAATCGCCCAACTCGAGTTGAAACTTCTAATATTTCAGACCCGCTTTGAGAAAAAAGCGCTTTCCAGTAAAAGTCTTTTTTCATATTTTTAATCTATAACCTATTGTATTATCGCTAAAATAAATTACAAGCACTAAATCAAAATTACCACGAGTAAGTTTATACGCATTAACCTGCTCTAATTTTTTTACAGGTAATTCTTTATTATTAGTTGCATCCCAAAAACAATAGTCAATTATTTTTGTGTCCTCATCTAATAAGTGAGGATAGTTCGTCTGAATTATTTCAGTTAAAGCTTCTATAGTTTTATCCATTACGGACAAACTGTCTAAAAGTTTTTAAATTATAAGCTATATATTTTTCTTGATCAGCATCAGGTACAGAATCAAGCAGATCCACTAATTTAGTTTTTTCTTTTGACCAGTTAGCAAAAAGATCTCCGTATCCTACTTTTTTAATACCGTGTACAATTGGTGACGAAGTGTCGAGAGAGTCAATCCAATTAAAATCTGGGGTATTATAAAAACTAAACTCTCTCGGGTGCGCGCAACCGAGAAGATGGTGTGGTTTCTTTATATTAATAACTCCATCGTCTAAAAGCTGGTTAAGAGTCATTACTCTACCCATAGCATAGCTTACCCATTTATTAGGGTGAGGAAATATACCCAAATAATAGCTATAATCGAAAGAAATAGCTAATTTTTCAATACCCATACGATCTAATGTAACATAACACTTAACCAGCTCTGCATAAGTTTGACCCTGTACAACACCAATAGTCTTTGATTTACCATAAGTATGGTAAATTGTACTTTTCATCCATTGCTCAGCTTGGCGTATAGTTTTATATACATCTTCAAGAGCGTCCGGAATAATATACTCGGTAGGTTCTAGTTTATTAATCCACTCAACATATTTGTTAGTGTCAAATGCAGTCCCTAACTCAAAAATAGAGTTATCAAGTAACACGTGACGGCCTTGTTTTAGGCTTTCTTCAAAGAAACGGTAATACTCAGGGTGAGTCTCAAAGAGGTGCACTAGAGCATAATCGTAATCGTTGTATGTACGAGAAATCTCGAGCATACTAAGAGGAGATTCGTGAGAAATTTTAATCATGAGAATAAAGAAAAAAGATCAGTTTCAGATTCATTAACTACATCGGGTAGACGCCAACCAATAGCTTCATAAACAGCTAAAATAGGCGGTTTAATAAGTGTATCAAACATCTCAATATAATCTACCTGAAACTCTGTAAATTCTGCAGGATAAAACCCTGTATAACAGAGGGTATCAATTTGATAACGGTTAGGTGCAACGTATATTTTCTTAACTTTACCTCCAGACGTAATTTTTTCGTATTTCGTATCAAGACCCATCTTTCTAAGAAGATGGTTAAAGTAAATTGCACCTTTTACGTGGTTAGGGGTGCCTTTAGCAATTTTAAACGGGTATTCACATTTGCTTTCGTACTTCTCTAGATCGCTCAAGCCACCTCTTATAGCTATATCATCTATCTGTAGCTTTTTAAAGCTTTCATATGTTTGCTTATACAAATTGTTAGCATTGACTTGATCCTGCATTACTAAAGATGTTTCGATTACTTTCTTAATAAGTTCTTTAGCTTTCTTGGGTGTAGTAGAACGCGCAATTTCAACTCCAACGTATTTAAACTTATTTACATCCGCTCCCTCGTCATTAAGAACATGAATAATATAGCGTTTCTTTTCTAAATAAACCCCTACATCGCAAATCGATTCTCTCTTAAAAAAATAACGTGGATCAACAGATTTGAATTCAGAAGCAGACCATTTTTTAATTTCATCGTTAAGATATGTACCCATATCTTTATCGATAAGATCTAAGCCTTCTGAAGTAACTTTACTATTATTAAATATTTTAAGATTTAACTTATCTAGTATAGGCTGTATAGTGATATGAGTGCTGTCAGTATCGCCGTAAATAGTAAGAGAAGTCCCAATATTGTGTCGTAATCTAGTGTATTCGTCAAGGATAACACTTGCCTGCTTAACCACTGACTGCCCAGTGAGAGTAATACTCCCAGCGTGATCACTATCGCAAATAGGAGAAAACTTGTTAGCAAAAACACCATAAATAGAGTTAAGAAGAATTTTGATAACGTACTGGATAGTGTCCGCTCTTTCCATAGAAGTTTTGCACGCTCTGTACTCATCAGTGTCCGGCAATAACTTACTCAATTTCTTTTTATACTCTACGTACTGATTTTTATTTGCAACCCGTTCTGCATATAGGCCGTCAATAAGGGAAGGCACTACACCTTTCTTCTTTTGTGTATACAATACATTTGCTTTAGAAATAGCTAGTTTTTCTAAAGCTACAAATTGTTCAAACTTAGCATTAGGTAGTTTATACTCTTTACCACTAGTTAAAAGTATATTGGTATTTTCATTATCTTTACTAATAATCTTACCTACTTTAGTCTCAGGCGAGATGTTAAGTGTAATAATAGTATTGGGATATAGAGAGTTAGCGTCATAGCTAACTACCGCGGTTTTAAGACCTCGCTCTGGATCTCTTACATATCCACCTTCAATAGCCTCTCTTGTAGGGCCTTCTACAAAGGTTGGAATTACCATTCCGTGCTTACGAGCTTCAAGCGCAACACACCCTGTTACTATAGAAACTTTACCGAGAGCGCTTTCAAAGTTAGTTAATCCTTTATACGCAAGCATTCGTATGATCTTAAAAAACTGGAGTTTATTTTCCATACGTACCAATAGATCAACGTCTTGGATGTTATAATCAACAAAATTATTCCAATCTGATTCAGAAAGGGTCGCGAGATTGGTAGCATTAATAGCAAGTTTACCCTCCCCTAGTTCGTGCTGTGCAACAAAATTAAGAGCATATGATTCAAGTAATCCTCGCGCAAAACCTTTGTAAACTTCAAGATAATCCATAGCTGCTAAGCCATGAATATACCACCGGTCTAATTCTTGTCCTTTTACGAAGATACCTTTACGGCACCACAGGCTTTTAAGAGGGGATAAACGCTTTGCTGCATCTTCCCCTAATAAATTCGTAATACGGTTAATTAGATAAGGAAAATCGAAAAAGTCTGTATTCCACCCTGAAAGCACGTCAGGATAATAATCGTTCTCCCAAAATTCTAAAAACTTCTCTAATAGATTTACTTCACTAGTGCATTCTGTATATACCACATTTTCGCGTTTAGGGGTATAAGGCTTAGTGCCCCACGTATAAAACGTCTTTGAAAGATTGTCATATACGGTAATTAGATTGATAGGGTGCTTAGCGTCTTTAGCTTCAGGAAATTCATCCGGGCTAAATACTTCAATATCTAAAAAACAAACCTTAATAGGGTTAGCGCTAAATTCCGGTTTATCATACTGTTCGCTAAACTGATCTATTAGAAACTGCTGCTCGACTTGAATATTATGATACAGTCGTTTAATAGCCCCGTCTTGTGCAGCTTTATTACGTTCATAGCTATTACGAAATACTTTCTTTTTTAGTTTTGTATTGAAGATAGATACGGCATCTACAGTATCAGAATTAGTCTCTACAAAGAAGTACGGTTGAAAAGCCATCTTCTTGATGACTCGTTCACCTTTTTCATTCCAAGTAAAAAGGTGAATCAGACCGTCTCTCGAGCTGTAGTAAACATTACGATACATAAGCCATATTGTCGTATGGCCTTACATAAAGTTCAAGCAAAATATAGCTTTACATACTCGTCAATATGATCTTCCAGCCAGTATTTGGATGCCACTTTACGAGCATTATCCGATTCAGTAAGATAAGTTTTTCTATCAGATGTTAATTTTTTAATCTTTTCAATCATTTCTTCGGCTGTATTGAATCGTAGTGGTGCAATTTTATATGGCTCAAGATCTTGACATACGCAAGGTACACCTAATGCCCCTGCTTCAATGTACTTAATATTAGCTTTTGCCAAATTAAATGGGTTATTTTGAATAGGTGCAATAGCTACATTAAGATTTAAACTATCATATACCGCGGGATAATCAAAAATACGTGCCCAAGGCTGGTACTCTATATCTCCATTACGGATGTACGGCTCTAGCTCTTGCGGAAAACCCCCCATTAACACCCACTTAAAATTCTTAATGGTCTTAATTATTACTTCTGCTGTATTTTTGAAATCATCTTGTACGCCTGGTACTCGTCCGATATTAAAATGAGTAGGGCTTCCAACATAACCTACCCGTGGACGTTTCCTATTTTTATCAAAGTTTTCAACAATTTTAGATTTGCTATAAAAACGATCCATCCAAAATCTAGGCATATAATTAGGCAGTACTACTGCTGGGGTTCCGCTTCTCTTTTGATAATATTCAGACATATACGGGGTTGGAGTCGTAATCATGTCACAAAGTTTCATAATTTCAATAGCTGTTGCCCCGATAGTAGGATCAACAAAAGCTTCTCGAGCTTTATTATATACAGGAATATCTTCAGGAAAAATTACATCATCAATTTCATAGTAAATTTTGAATTTATTAGTTCTATCAGAAAGGTCTCTTAAAAATTTTACAAATTGAAGTTGACGGAATTAGTAATACCTTTAATTACTGTTGGAGTGATAGAAACTACAAAGAACTTCAAATCAATCTTATGAGGCCCGGATATGATTATAGTAGCCGGGGGTGATAGCTTTGTTTTTGGTAGTGAATTATCAGATTATGTTCATAACGTTACAAGTAGTAAAAAAACCTTTACTGCTTTGCTAGCTAAAAATGCACAATACGAGTGTGTTGCATGGCCAGGATATGCAAATGATAGCATAGCTCGTAATATTATAAATGAATGTTCAAAACATGATAAATGTGGCGTAATAGTAAGT